GTCCGCGCTGCAATAGAACCTGATTGGTCGCCTGTAGCCCAAGGACTTTGACAACTTCCCTGCCAGCGATGACTAGGTAGCAGTAGTCCGTGCCCAGCAACGTATTTAAGTACAGCCACGTTGCCGCGTCCACTGTAGCGACGTAACCTTTCTCGCTAAGCGGCTGAACAAGGTATCCATTAGCGAGATAAGCGCGCTTCATAGTGGGGGCGTCTGCATCTTAATCTGTAGTCGTTGAATACCGTTCATACCGACCTTGACTAGCGTGCCGCCCACTCCGGCCCGAACGAGTAGTTCGGCGGTGTATCGGTCGCGCTGTCTACGGTGATATAGATTTCCGTTGTTGGTATAGAACAGTAGAATGTCCGATGTATTGGAGTTTATCTGCCGTTTGTCGTCTAAGGTGCATGCTACCGAAGTAACTCCTACGGGCAGGGAACTAAACACCATCCCCGACGACACGGTATCATACCACCAGTATTGCCATTGACCGCCCTGAAAGAACGCCACGAAGGGGTTCATGTTCTGGTCGAAGCATCCTCTGATGTTCTCTATGCCATCCTTAGCGAACAGAGCGATCTTCGGTTGATTAGGTGCATTGACGTAGGCGTAATGGGCATCATACGTAAACGTCCATAGCTGGTACTCAAGCCCCATCGACGTGTTATTGAGTGCGACGCCGCCTTCTTCGGTGTCCTGTAGGTCCGTAGGGTCTTGTGTGTCGCGCCCGCGCCATGTGTACTTAATGGCGATCTGGGACAACGAATTATTAGGCATCGCCATATTACGAACCTGCTGGGTAGCGGCCCCATGCGAAGCGGAAGCCCATAGTAAGCTGCTGTCCCGCGATCTTGTTGATCGGTGCGCTTAGGTTACCGAACTGCATACGCTGGAAGCGGCTTTCTGCCGAGAAGGAATTAATACCGCCTGCGTAATTGGCCTGTGTCGCCGTAAACGTTACGTTCTGAACATCCACATAGCAGGTATCGGAATTGACGATATCGTTTACGAACGTCATCGTGCAATTGCCGGTATAGCATGTAAAGCTTGTACTCGATCCTGTTGGGGCGCCTGTATTGATGCCCATGTTGCCGGAGTATACATAGATATACGTAGACGCGTAGCCGTTGCTGCCAGAGCTTGACTGGAGGGTCCAGTAACACGCCGTAGGCGTCGCCATGTTCATTATGCGGTACGTACCTGTCACCGGACTACCATTCACGTTGAAAGTAAACGCGTGGTCAGTCGGGTCCAGATAGAACAGAATTTGATACGTGACTGTCAGAATTTCATTAGACAGTACGGTGATCGACGTCGGGTTACCATTAGAGTCTACGATGAGTGCGCGACTGGTAAGTGCTAACTGCCCCGTGGGGTTATTCGGGGAGAATGTACCGATTTCAGTCAGATTACCTGCGGCTGCTCCTGTCGGGAAAACGAAGGTGTACGTCAGCACCCACATAGGCGGCGTTGAGCCGTTCTGGGGTACATAACTCATAATACCTGCGGGGTTGTACGACCCCTGCGCACCGACTTTAGTTAGGTAGTTAGCTAACTGTGTGTCAGTGTTTTGGGGGGTAGTGTTACCTGTACCTACCGCACAACCCGCTGCCCACTCATTGATAATGCCAGCCGTCGCCATATTGACGAGGCCAGTATTAGTGATGAGATTGCTGAACCACCCTGTGTCATGGCTGAGCGTACCAGACTTGGCTTTATGCACCTGCATACGGTAGCGCCCACCTAAACCTGCATAGGCGGTGGGTATCTCTAGGCCATCGGCATTAAACCCGCGCGGACCTTTCGGGAGAATGAGAGCTTGATCCGGGGTAATTATTCTGCCCATTATGCTACCGTCATATTAGATACAGATATAGTACCATACAATTGGTCTATATCAGTGGAGTAAGTCACTGCGCCGCCGTAGAGTAATGCAGACAGTGGGTATGCGTCCGAGTACAAGTTTTCTGTAGCTGCGTAGGTATGATTAGCGCCGTACAGTAATGAGTCTTCCACTACTATCGTTGCGTACGCTTTATCCAAGAACGCGTAAGAATGGGCACCACCATACAGATTAAAGTCTTTTGCGGTCAGCGTTGCGGCTATACGCATGTCTACTTGCGTAAACCACTTGTTCAGCAGTTGGAAGTCAAAGGGCCAGTTAAACGGGTGCCCGTCTTTGGCTCGCCCCTGTGGCATCCCATCAATGCCGCTGTCCGTGATATTAAGTGGGTACAGCATCGACGTAAAGTAGAAAAACGGCCCATCGATCCCCGGTGCGCCATCTAACCCTTCGCCGCAACACCCGAACGCGCCAATCTTATCCGTAATAACCAGTTCGCCCAAATCGGTGTAGTATGTTTCGATACCGCCTACCGTCTGGGTCGTAAGTGTCGGGTAGCCTACAGTCCATGTGCTGCCTGTGTTATCTACGGTCGCTGCGCCATAGCCGCTAGCATATAAGTTCAGTGGAGCGCTGTTAGTAGCATCCTGAATCTCTTGCTGGGTCAATTGGTATTTGACTACCGATCCAGCCGGGTACGAATGCCGCTGACCATTAATTCCACGGTCTACTTCTAGCCCACTAAACTCCATATGCAGTCGGATAATCTCTACCTTATCCTGCCACATAAGGCTTAGATATGTCCAGTCTCCTACGTCGAGCTGCGCAGCCAGATACGCCCCTAGCGTACTGTCCACGGCGATATCTTCGGACGTACTCGCTAACGGTGTTGTCAGTGTTCCATTAGCGAGATAGAGTCTCTTAATCACAGCATCCACTTGTTAGCGGGGCAGACAGTACGAACGAGGGGAACTCACCGCCGACTAGCACCTTGTCTGAGTCCGAAGTAATACTAATCTCCGGTACATAGATGCTGTAGCTATTCGTCCCTGTCTGGGTTACTTGGACAATACCGGCACCTTGGATATTAATCTGTCCGAGCATGCGCTCGCTAATCATATCCGCGATGGCAGTATCACCTAATACGAATTCTACCTCGGTATTAACCGGAAACGCTTGCGCCGTGGTTCCATCCTGTGCGCGTACTACCGAGATAGTGTTACCAATAAAACCGGCTGTGCGGACGACTTCGTATGTGGTAGACGTTTTGATTATTAGGAACGTGTAGTTACTACCTTGAAGTGCCAAGCGTAGCTTGGCCAGCATTTCATCATTAACGGTAATCGTCGCTGCGAACGATGTAAGCGCTACCGTTAACTCACCGCACAGTCCGTAAAGGGCCTTAAACATGTGAGCTACCTACCACGTATGGCTGGATTTTATCGTAGATGAATTGCACCTCACCGACGAATGTGCCCAGATAATAGAACCTAGCGACGTAGCGACCCCCGCTTTGGTTAAATACCTGGTCGTCTAGTACGAAGGTGAATTTATTTTTGCAGGACTCTAACGGCGTGTACTGTGCTATCGGAGACGGCGGGTAGTTAGTGTAATACTGCGCTAACTTCTGCACCCGATACACTTGGATATTAGTTGCGCCGGTCGTCTGAATCGTGGTTGGATCAAAGTCCGCTTCCACGTACAAGAATGGGTTCTTCTTGCTTACATGCGCGTAAGGTAGCTTCATACGATCCTCACAGGCTTAAAGTCATTACTGCGTACCTGTCGGTTCGTGCCTGCTAGTGAGCGCGCATCTAAGACGCCCTTTTCGTACTCGCGTTCGTAATACTGCGCCAACTGTGGGTTGGTCCAGTCTTTGCCCGGGATACGTAAGCAGTCGGCCACTACACCTAGCGCGATCCTGCGGCCATACGGTGTAGCCAGACTTAAAGGGATTTGGTTCACGAAGTCGGTGGGGATTAAGTTCACGAAGACCTTTAGCCCACACTTACGGTCTACGCTAGGCACGCTGCGCAGTCGGATAACATTGTTGTCGATAACATCGAAGTTGTGCTTGAATTCGACGCGCTGCATGCCGTACCAGTAGTAGCCGTAGTGCCCACCTTCGATACCTACGATGCTAAAGACTTGGTAGCCTTCCGGCGCGCATAGCTGATAATCGACCACGCCTGACTGGTAATCCATCACCAGTTCTGCGGTCATAATCTTCGTACGTACGCAGAAGTCAATAAACTTCTGGCGCAGAAGATCGAGCGCCATAGCATGCGGGACGCTAGGCACTACACCGACCACATGGCGTAACAGGGTCGAGAGATTAATTAATTCCTCGAAGTCCTGCGTATCGACACTGTACCCATTCATCAGCTAGTCCTATTACCTTGGCCCGTCTGGCCTAAGTAATACCCACTCTTGAACTTAGCGTCTTGGCGGTAGTTCACGCCCATGACGGTGTAGAACCGAGTAAAGTATTTCTCGCTTTCCTGCTGGGAAGATACGGAGTCAGCATTAAGTGCTAACGCCTTACCCATAATAAAGTCTAGGCAAGTATTGATGTACTTGCTATTAACTTCAAGGGTATTGTCCCAATCGGTCAAGTCGTACTTAGGTGTAATACCATCGACCCACACATTGACCTTCGGGGATAACCCCGGCGGCACAGGTGGGTCAACGATAAACATATTCGCATTGTTCTGCGTTACCGCTGCCGACCGTACCTTATATTGAGGCATGCCGTTGCGGAAAGCAATATCTGGGGGATTGATGTCATACGCACTGAATGCGTTAGACAAGTCTTCATCCATCGGAACGATCTTGCTACCGTCCTCATTGGAGTAGACTGTTTGAACTGCGGTCTTACCATCAATCGTTTGCAGTGCCCCCTCAACCAACGTTACAACGACACTGTTTGCGAAAGCTTCAGGACGGTAAGTACCAATCTCGGCCAGTGCGAGGTTTAAGTAGTCCAAAAGAAGGGCGCGCCCCCACCGAGTGAAAGCGCGCCCATATCGCTGATCGTTGAGTTGGGAGGAAGCATGAGTAATGTATTCACCCACAGTATTCATGCTTGTTCCTCTTAATCAACTGGTTGTGACTTCCTGTTCCTGCTTCTCGCTCGGATTAGGTACATACGGCTCGAAGTCATTTAGCTTCGCAAGATTCCGTTCGTAGATATAGATGTTTCCATTCCGCTTATCGCGAAGGTACACCTTATCCTCGATGTACTGACTCTCACTCATGTTGTACTATCCTTAGAAGTTAATCGGGAACATTTCACCGAGGTCGCAGTAGACAGCTTCCACGTTGAGGCGGAGGTTACCGAAACCTGCAAGGTTCGCCTGAGCCAGCGTAGACAGCGTAAGCTGCAACATGTCAGGCTGGGTACCCACGTACGTTGCAGTTGCCAGCGAGTTGGCTGTGACGCCCGTACCTGTTGCGTAAGCCGCTGCACCCGGTGCGGTCCACTGTGCCGAAGCTACGGTACAGTCAATTGCAGTCGAAGCCGCCGCACCGCCGAAGAACAGACCAGCAGCACTACCGAGCTTTACTGCAACGGCGGTACCATTATCTGCGGGCACTTCCACTTCAACGTAGGCACCGAACAGCAAGCCCTTAGCCGGCAGAAGCAGAATGTTCAGGACATCACTTGCGGCAACTGCGTTATTATTGAAGTAGTCGCGAAGCGCCTTATCATTCTTGAAGTCGAGCACACGCTTGAGCTTGTACAGCGCGGGAGCTTGGTGGACTGCCGAATCGATCTTAGCGAGCGCCGGGTCTGCTGCGGCAAACGTATATGCGGGCCACTGACGGCGCGACATCTGCGAGTTCGCGGGACCACCATCCCAAAGTTGATGAGTCGTCATTACTTAGCTCCTATTAGGTACCAGTGAAGGTGGCGTACAGGTGGACCAGCGCGTCGGCATACAGCACCTTAAAGCCGTAGACCGAGAGGCCCTGATAGTAGTTCGCCCAATCATCCTTATCGGTAACGACACGGCTATCTTCGATCTGGGCTGCGAAGGCAGTAGCCATCTTGACACCAGCCACGATGTGGTAGCAACGGTTTGCACCGTCCATCACGCTCGGGACGTTCTGCGATTCCAGCACCGTGAAACCCGCCACGGTATCAGGCAACTTGCCATTCACCATCGGTGAACCACTGAGGCCGGTAGCGTACGCCAGACGCAGTTCCGAGTTCTTCATGCTCGTAAGTGCGACTGAGGGGAGTACGATAAAGCGGCCATCGCGCGGAGCTAATGCTTCATCAAGCACCTGATGAATCTGCGATAACACAAGCACTACGTTAGTAGACGACACCGAAACAGGTGTACCTGTTACGCCCAAGTTGATGTTCTTAGACACCAGACCTGCGGTAGCGCCCTGATTGTAGGTAGCTACACCTGTCCACATTGCGGTAAGCAACTGCGGGTCGATAGCACGGGTCAGTTCGTAACCCGCCGACTTCAGGAAACCAGCCTTCCACTTATCGAAGTTCTGAATCTGGCGTTCGTCGATATGGTTCATCTTGATCGAGAACGTCTTGGCGTAGTCGATGGTCATGGTGACCGGCTCGCCATCGATCGTGTCGTGCTGAATCTTGCCGTTCTTGTCGTAGTCGCGAACAATCACCTTCGGTTCACGCATGAAGGTAATCTGGTCACCACCCTTCTGCAAGTCGCCAGTATACTCCGTGGTGGAGATATCGCTGTAGACCGTAGTCGTGTAGAAGCGTTCCAGCAAGTCCATGCGGAAAAGCGGGGTGATGAGACTATTGCTGTATTGCGGGTAACCACTTGCGGCAGGGATAGACATTTAATTCTCTCCGTTATTTACTTATTGTAATCCACTCGGCCTTCTGCGTCGGCCTTGTTGTATTGGTCTTTAATCTTCTCGTATTCAGAAGCGTCCATCTGGCCCTTGATGTATTTATCGTGGGCTTCCTTTCGCTTACTAAACGGGAGCTTTTGTTCTTCCTGTCGCGGCGCGGCTTCCGCTGTACCACCACCCGGCTTCGCTCCTTCGTAGCCTGTCTGAGTCGGCTTGGGAGTACCCACACCGTACTTAGCCTTGAACTTATCGAACAGCTTAACCATACCCTTGATATTCTTCTTATCAATGTGGTTACGTACAAGCTGTCCAACTTGCAAACTTGTGTCGTCATCAAACGATTCTAAGAATGCTTGCCAGTGTTCGTGTTCGACGCATTCTTCCATGTTGCCGACTTCTTCTGCTACGGCTGCGGTATACGCATCTACCGTAGACTTCACGACTGCACCGGCTGTACTTTCTGCGACCGACTTCACCTGATCGATTTTGCTAGTGACTGTGGGCAGCATTTCCTTAATCATCTGCGCACAGATACGCTTAGCTACTTTCTCAATTAGCGGGATCGACTCGCCGTAATCTGCTTGCTCCTGTTCGGTCACGCCTTCGACGGTGGGAGCCTCCCAAACGTCCGCCGTTGCAGCCGGGGCGCTGGGCTTGGGATTACCCTTAGAGGCGTCCTCAAGCTCTGTCAAGCGCTTCCGCATCGCCTCCATGTCCATGTTGAGCATTTCGAGCCGACCCTCGGCGGCGCGGGTCTTGCCTGCCGCTGCCTGTAGGTCATTAAACTCTGTGCGGGTAATTGTGATTCGCTCACCTTCACCGGGAGTTGGCTGCACTTCCGTTGTCGAGGTAGGTGCTACTTCGGCTACCGGCTCCGGTGTCGGAGTAGGTGCAGTCGGAGTCTGTTCTTGGGCTTCCAGTGATGCCCGCTTTGCTGCCATAGATGTCGGTAAGCTCATGGTTCTCTAGCTCTCTCTAGTTCTTTGATTAGGTCACTCAACTCTTGTGCACGTCCCTGTAGTTGCTTGAACCCAGCATCGCCAGAGATTGTGAGTTGATCCTTTACATCATTTAGTCTTGCCTGAATGTAAGAAAGCAGTGGCCGGTTTACACCTGACGCCACTGCTCGCCTAAACTCAGCTTGGATTTTATCGTCCATTAACTCGATGTCTTGAAGCCCACGCGGTTCTTCGCGGGCTTCGGCAGCGGAGTATTACCAAACTGCACACGCTTCGGGCCTGCGCCCGAGTTGCCCTTATTGTTGACGGGCGCATTGCGCGGGTTCGCAACCGACTGCCGAAGGGGCAGCTTGCTTGACACCACGTTCTTAGTATCGTTCGGGAAGCTCTTACCAAAGCTCACAGTTCCCTGAGCCCCCGGGTTGTACGTCAGGCTCGTAGACTTAGCCGAGCCGGGACCACTACCAAAACTTGTTTTCTTATTAGCCATTGTCATGCACCTTGCGCAAGGTTTACAGGTTGTGGAAACGGAGCCATTTGTGGATTAGGTTGTGGTTGGCTCTGTGGCGGCAGTGGTACCGGTGTACTTGTTCCCCGGTTCAATGCTGCACTTTGGCTCCCTAATAGACTCTGCAAGTCTGCGATGTTACTTGCTGCGTCCGGGTCAGGGATGATCTTGTCAATCGGCAATCCTGTATTCTGTAGCAGTGAACGCAGAATGTAATCCAGTGCCGTCTTATCCAGTAGGCCCATTTGTACGTACGGAGTAAGCAATTGCAGAATCTCTGTCGTGCGACTCTGTGCCAACTCGCGTTGCAGTAGACCTGTTGCTCCGCGTGCCACTACCTTTGCATCTGCCTTAATACCCATATCAGTCGAGACGATCATATTGTAGTAGTAGAAACCTTCCACTACTGGCGAAATGATATCCCGGTCGATATTAAGTTGTACGTTCTTGATACCCTTAGCTGCATTACCCATCAGCATCGACAAGCCGCCAAGTGTGCGACCTGCACCTGCTACCTGCGGGTTACCAAGCACGTAGGCAGGTACGCCCGATAGATCGTCCGCCATCTTGTTGTACTTGTCAAACACATTCATCAAGTCCGGCGCAACCGATTGCACATTATGGAACTTGAAGGCTGGCGCACCTGTGCCCGTGATGTCTGGACCGACCCGGAAAATCTTGTATGGCTGGGCCTCTGTCTCATCGTCACTACTGGACAGGCGGTCAGAAACTACCTCACCAATGGGGCCGGAACTATATGCCATGTTACGTACGGTTGCCCGTGACGCTGCATTGCATACACGCTGAGTATCGTAAACTAAATCTACAACACTCTGACCCCAGATAGAATTATTAACTTTAACGAAGCTAGTCGCGTAGATCGGGCGATTACCGAGCGGGTTCGGATTAAGTACGGCACGGATCGTATAGTTACCGATCACCCATACTTCTGCCTCGTAAAACTTCTGAGGATCATCTACGATGACATTATTTTCGATAAGATATTTACCTTCAATCTTACCGTTATAAATCACAGTCTCAAGACCGCGCTTCATAACTAATGTCTGGCGACGATCTTCCAGATAGGCGCGTGTACTATCCTCCATCTTATTAGGCTTATATCCATGCTTGTACTCATCGAGCACCTGACGGATATTAGGTTCTAAGAATGTGGGTACGCCAATTAATTCGTGTACTGCTGCATGTGTAAACTCCGGCGCCTCAATCATGTAGTCGCCATTATTTACATTCGTCGCATTCGGTGCAGGGTATACATCGAATGGATTCATCTGCCGTACTTGCGGTACAGCTTTCTGCTTAACCTCGAACTTATTGCCATCCCATTCCGGGGACGGTACATTCATTTCGATAGGCCCACGCAGGAACGCAGTCGGGAAGACTGTTAAGTCATCAATAAAGTTCGCATAAGTATTGACCCAGCCACCTTCGGTCATCTGGTCATTAATGCGCGTTTCCATACGCTTTGTTGCGTCCGTGGCTTGCTTCTGATTAATGTCCTGTAGTACCGACTTAATCTGTGTGGCACGATCCTTCAAAGCATCAAAGCTCTGAAAGCTAGGCAATTCTTGAAGCAACGTTTCGATGGCCTGTGCCATGAGACGTTCAGGTAACTCTGGTTCAGGAGTGGGGTCGATTGTCCACGGCTTATCGATATTGTTGACGATAATATCAATAAGCCACGATGCAGCCGCACGCGCTTTAAGCGCGCACAGTCCGATATAGATATTATTGTACGGCCCGAAAGCAGTTTCTTCATCCGGCAAATACTTACAGCGCTTGGCGTACATATTACGTACAAGCAAGTCTGTGATACCGGCATTCCACTTATTCTGCTTGGCGATAATATACTGGCGCTGCACGTATGCGGCGAGATTATCTTCCAAGGTTGTATTGCTGATTTCACCTAATCCGAAGTTACTCGGGTCCGGGATATCAGTCCCTTCAAGTGTCGGATCGGTATTAGGGGCCGCCATTAGAGTCTGATCCCTGTATAAAGCTGATGTCATCTAGCTGCTTATAGCACACTTGCAGCTTAGCTTTTCTTTGATTGGCGATAATCAGAGCCGTATTGACGTAATCGTCCTTCGGTTCCGGGATCGTCTTATCGTGTGTAGTGTATTTTGCAGGAACAGCCACGTACTTGTAAACAGGTACTTTGACTTCCTTATACTGGATAATCGGTTGCTGCGAGGCGCAGCTAGCCAAGAACAGACACACACCGACTATCAGTAACCCAAAGCGGCGGGGCATAAGCGCTCCTGTAAGACGGCGCATTCCGGCTTCGTCTTATTAAGTGTAACTTTCTTTTGGTAGTTCTGCTGACTCAAAGCAGCGTTCTGTTGGAAGGCTGCTAGCGCATCACTCGCTTTCTTCTCACGCTGCTCTGCTGCCGCCTGCGCTACCATCGCATCATTCGTCGCTTTATTGCAATCAGTTAGTACGCTGTCGTTGGCTTTGTTCGCTGCCATCGCTGCATCTAGCTTAGTCTGCAATCCATTAATGGTTAGCGCGTCACTCTTATGTGCGTAGTTGTAGCCGAGGAAGAACAGCGCAAATGCGAAAGCCGCTACGCAGAATACTGCAATAGCGGCATAGATTAAGTCTCGCTTAGTTGGGAGTATCATGGGGTTCCAGTAGTCAAGCTCGTATTATGAGCTACCTCACCGAGTCTACTCTGTACTTGAACTAGTTGCAGCTTAACGGCAGTAAGTTCATTTGACATTGCTGTCATCTGTTCTTTCATGCCGCGCATCTGATCTAGTGCGGCGTCACGTGCAGCGGAAGCGGCATCGGCTCGGGCACTCTCCCGCTCTACCTGTTCACGTAGCATGCGGATAATTTCAATCTGTGCTTGGTCGCCTGCTACGCCCGTAGCGCTTGAGACGATCCAATTACGGAAAGCTACTGCTGCTGCGCCGAGTGAACCTAGAGCTACTAAACCACCTGCTACTAACTGACCCCAGCTAAAGCTACCGCCGGTCGGTGGCATGTCAGACATTAAACGCCCTCCTGGCCGCAGTATAGTTCCCCGGCCATGTAAGGGGCTTAGGTTTCCCCGGACCCCAGTTTCGTATATAGCAGCGCCAAGCACCATCGACGTCACCTACCTCTGGAAGCGGGTTGGGGTCGCAGTAGTACGCCAGTCGGGCGATACCACAAGCGAGAATGTCGTTGTTGATTACTGCTGCGTAAATAGCTTCTTCCGTGGGAGCCACGCCTAACTTGGCGCACAGTGCTTGTACATCAGCCAATACAATTGAACCCGGCTTGAGTACACCGTGAATTGCACCGCCTTTCTCCATCTGCCAGAAACTATGGGCAGGCCCATTCGGCTGTTGGATACGGTCGATGAATTTAGACTCTTGTAGTCCAGTCGTACCTAATTGCAACTTAGCAGACAGTGAGTTGTATTTCGGGTCTAAGTAGTCCTGAAAGGTGCGGTTGATGATCCACACACCTTGGTCGATACCGTTCATGCGCCACCCTTGCAACTTGCCCCGAGCCTTGACCGTAGGGCGCGCAGCGCCGCCCGTCAAGCGTACCGGAACCCCGGGCCACTCTGCGCTGGCTTGCCGTTGTCTTCGGGCTTAGAGGCCACGCCTGCACCATAGCGGGCATAGAGCGCAAGGTACTGGATCGCATCTGCCATATGTGAGAATTCATTCTTATCTGCGATGTCTAGCACTTTGCCTGCATTATTCCGGGTCTGCTTCCATACATAACCCGCTCCCATTACTTCACGAATGTGTGAAAGGTTAGGACTTACCACGAAACCTTCATCGCGACCTAGGAACCAATCGACCGCTTCCTTACGTTTACCGAAGTTATTCGTTACCGCAGGATACGTCTTGATGCCTCGCTGCATCATCATTTGTATTGACGTCATCTTAGTTAAGCTAGACCGTCCCGAACCGGAAGGGTCACCTGATGCTACTACTGTGTAGCCATTATACTTTGTGCGAAGTAGTGGCAGCACATACTGATCTAGGAAGTCTTCAAGAGACTCATCGGTTGCTGGTAACTCATCCAGTAACACCAGTCCCTTCATATTAAGTTGTCCAACTACCACTGCCGGAGTCAGGCCAAAGTCTACGCCTAGCAAGATTGTCGTACCGCGTCGCGGTAGCAATATCTCTTTAGCGACGTGCTTCATTTCGCTGAACTTACTAAACACGGCCTTACCGCGCTTAGTCATGCCATACTCACCGGCCAAGTTCACGCGAATGTGTTCTTCACCCAGCGCTAGCTGTCGGTCGTAGTAATCGCTGGATAGATTCCGTAAGTTCTCTGCATCAGGGTTAAGAACCCACCGTTCTCCATCCCAATACACCGCAGGCGGCTGTTTATATCGACGCCACGATTGCGGTGCAGGTTCTTCGGATGCTCCCGGTTCAAACTTTGTGTACGCCCAATGTGTAGTTCTAGGCGGATTACTGTCGGCAATAACGCCGGGTTCAGTCGCACCATATAACTTGTTTCCTTGGTCATCCTTAATGGTTTTCGGGTATCGGTCGATACGCGAAATCAAACCTTCCAAAATCTCCCACGGTACTTCGCGAGCTTCGTTGATGTACGCACCAGTCAGTTCCAGTGACAGAAGTTTACTCACGTCATCTGGGGTATCCAGCGCCATGAAATAAACTTCTAGCTCAACTTTCGTACCGTCCGCCATGCGCTGCTTAAACTTACATAGGATCGGCATAGAGTAAACCACCGGAGCTACTTCATCCGGTACCCACTCCTGCCAAGTCTTAATAGTGGTAGTCTTAAGCTCAGGGTACGTATTACGCACAATCGCCCAGCGCGACTTACGTATCTTATTCTCGTCCGGCTGCTGCCTGAACGCACGCATGAGTATCTCCATCATGCACGCAGTAGACTTACCTGAACCCATCGGTCCTTCGATGTACTGCACGTCCATCCCACGATCATTATGTAACCGCTGCGGCGTGGGCTCTGCTGTGTAGGTCTTATTAACTACAGTCACTCGTAGTCCTCCGGGACTTCTAGGGCAGCAATGGCCGGAAAGTCCGAGTGAACTTTCTGCAAGTGATCAGGTTTATGTCCGTCGATCTGGAATGTATTTAAGTCAAATGTGACCGGTGGAGGTGCATCTTCCTCGCCCTTATGTCGCAGGTTGGTCTGCTGTGCAATGTTGATCTGCGCATTATCTGCACCGATATTGAATGTATAACTGACGGCTGCGGCACCACCCTGTTCACCGGGAAGGTTACCATAGGTTTTCTTATCGCGTTTCGACGCCAGCCAACGTCCATGTTCCAGCATTGACTTTGCCCGATCCAACTCGAACTTATTAGCCGCAGTACGCAACATCCTCTCGCCTTGTACCAGATAGCCTTCTGCGGAGAGTGTGCTAGCCTCGTCAATATCGTTCTGGTGGCCTTCTTGCTCGATCCAGTTTCGTATAGTGCTGACGGGAAGGTTGATGGTTTCCGCTAGCTCGATGATCGTAGCCCCACGGAACAGGAATTCCTTAATGGGTACAATGCCAATGCCATTCAAGAAAGCGTAGGGGTTGCCTATCCCACGGAAGCGTAGGTTCTGCGCACGTAGGGCTACAGAGTCATTAAAGGCTGCGGGGGCTGGGTGCTGTTGCATATTCTACAACGTCCGGGTCGATAGGGTTACAGAGTACGCGGGGCCGCACTGCCGACGCAAGGGCGAATTTTCAAAGGGTGCGAGATATTTTCTGGGAACAGATTGACGGGGTGGTGTCTATCTCAAGTAGATCGAAGTATGCGCGGATTATCTGAGTTACAAGGGTATTCTAGTATGTATGTCGGAGTGGGCTTGCCGGATCGACAGGGGGGTGCGAAATCGCTTGGTCCGGTGCCCCCTACCCCCGCCGTGGCCTGCCGGATGGAATTAATCAGAGATAATACTGGCCGGGATAATTAAACTTAATCCGACTTAATCAAAAAGGATGGTATAATAGAGTCTACGGTAAGAAAGGCTCCGGGCCGCTTAATCCGTAGTTCCGATTAACTAATATCTAGTTAATTACTCTTTCAACGTTTACGCCGTCACTTAATGGGAGTCTCGCATATGACTACGCAAGCTAATACCGTGGAACTGGGTATGTATATGATTAAGTCTCTACCGAAAGGCGAGTTTATTAAGCTCAAGCCGGACAGTAATAAGGTTTATCAGCGTGGAGATTACGACCGCGCAACTGGCAAGTATGAATTAATCGACTGTGATGATGTCAATCACGTTGTGTACAGAAAAGGTAATGCGATGGTGCAAGCTGGGTTTACCTATTAATTAAGTTCTAAATAGGGTTCACCCCGACTTAATAGGCTGCCATGGACGGTGGCCGTATTAGGTACACAGGAAAGTTACAAGGTTACTGTGTGCGTAAATTGCTATGTATCCTAGCCGTAGGTTCAACACAGACGGATTATTAGAATTCCGTTTAATTTCCATAAAAGGTTACAAGTAGGAAACAGCGGGAACCATTGGTACTGCTCATTTGTAGTATTTAACTGTAACCTGTATCCAGTTTTTAATAGAGGTTCACACGCGAGGCGAAAACCGCACCACCACTAGTAACCATTTAGACCTGCCGTTTCCGATTAGTGCGTAACTACACCATTTAGAAACAAGGTTACTTAGTGCGTGTGCTGTAAACGCCTCGATTTTCGCTAGCTACTGTCTAGAGAGGAAACAGAGGAAACGCCGCACGTAAGTGATTGATTCCATGCGTTTCTTTTGTAACCTTAGTCTGTCTGTACATTTTTCGTTAAACCCTGCCCGTCTATCTAACTCGATACGCTTACCGGCAACACCTGCTAGCTAGACCCCGCTTGTATCCTATTAACTCGCTGTAACCTTTTAGTGCGCTTGTAACCTATCGCGGTTTGTTTCCTGCCAGTGCGTGACACTCATTCACCGACACCACTAGGAAACACAGGAAACAAACCGGGCGAGGTTCGCTTATCCATCGATCTATTGCCCGTGGCAGACCTAGTAGAACTTTATTCTAGACCCTGCTATACTCATGCCTCGCCTTGAAAGCGAGCCGAAGTTAAACCCCGAAGTGACACCAGCAACACTAACAATAGGACACCTAAATCATGGCAACTCTATCGTTTAAGTTCTCTCACCCTATGGCGCTGCGTATTGCAAACCTTGTTACCAGCGACATAAACAAACTGGAAATGGCGATGTCTGGCCGTGCAAAGCCTACGGATATCAAGGCATTCGCCAAACCGTTCAAGGCGAACTACGCGCAACACATGGTGCAGACGTACGGCGACCGCATGAACGAAATGGAAGCGCATCTACCGGCGTTGGAAGCATCAAGCCATGCCATTATTGAGGCGGGCAAAGGTAAGGCGGGCAAGCCGCATACCGCATACATTCAAGACGGCGACTTCAACAACACCGGGAATCACCAGACCATGGAACAAGCCAGCGCAGCGCGTGATGACATACAGGAGATTGTTAGCTCTATGGTGACAGATAGCGTGCCGCTACCTAATCCGCGCCGAGTGCAGCGTGCGCAGCCAGCCGCTACGCATAGTGCGGCTCAAGTGACGCCTACGGACAACGGCGAAGCGAATGCACAGCCAGAAGTAAAGGATGCTTTGGCTAATCTCATGGCGGCATTGGCAGCGAGCAATAAGCCTGCGATTGATCCGGCGCAGGTGGAAGCGATTGCGCGGGCAGTGTGCGGGCAGGAGCTAGCAAAGATTGGCGCGGTGCCTACCGTGGTTCACATTGCGCGCACGGATAGCGAAGGCAATACCAGCACGGAAAATGCGGGGATTCAGCACAAGCAATTCCCGGTGTTGTTGTCGCTCTTACAGGTGCGTGACCATAACGGCTACGCGTTCCCGGTATGGCTTCCCGGTCCGGCTGGCAGCGGCAAGACGACCGCAGCAATGAACGCGGCAAAGGTTATGGGTTTGGACTTCCACCATACCGGCGCAGTAGATACAGACTACAAGCTGACTGGCTTTCGTGATGCGGGCGGCACGGTGCACCGCACGCCGTTCCGGGAAGCGTATGAGCATGGCGGGGTGTTTCTGTTTGACGAAGTGGACGCAAGCAATCCGCAAGCCATGGTGGCACTCAATGCCGCGCTTGAGAATGGTCACTGTGTGTTCCCGGACGGTGACGTTGTGCGGCATGAAAACTGTATCGTGATCGCGGCAGCTAATACGTTCGGCAGTGGTGCAACCCATGAGTATGTGGGCCGTAACAAGTTGGATGCGGCTACCGTGGATCGGTTCATCATGTTGGAGTGGGGCTACGACGAAGCGTTAGAGCGTGCGCTCGCGAGCAATGATGCGTGGGTGAACTATGTGCACAAGGTGCGCAAAGCGGTGCAGGGTGCAGGTATCAAGCATGTGGTGTCGCCTCGCGCTAGCATCCGTGGTGCCGCGCTTATCCGCGCTGGGTTTACGCAAGACTTCGCTATTGCTGCGACTATCCGCAAGGGTATGAGCGACGATCAATGGCGCACCGTTACGAACCGTATGTAATTGAAACCCACACAACACTAACTAACGGGAAACGATTATGTCTAGCCAAGAGAAAATAAGCGAGCGCGTTAAGATCGATGGACGTTATTACGGTTCGCTTGTGGTGGAGAAGTTCACCAGTGTTAGCGAGACGTACCGCACGGCAGAGAGCGGACGCTCACTTATTGAGCTAGCTTATGGCGGTAACTACCGTGGCGCGCAGGCGTTCTATGGGGAGACTTCGGAACGTAATGCCGTCCACCACTGCGAGCGCGGCATCACTGAGTCCCACATGAAACCGGCGCGCGACTTGGTTAATCAGATTGACGCGTCATTCCGTGATCGTGCTATCGACCAGTGGCACCCTAGTCTCATGGGTGCCTACCCCATGGTAGGCGACTACCTAGCAGGCGCACCCGATAGCATGCGGATACGTGCACGCGAAGAAAACAACGTAGCGCCGATCAAGTATTACATTGAGTGCGTCGTGTCCGGTGGCACGGGACAGGCCGAACTAGAACGCCGTGCGGCTGGCATTGCGGCACTCATTATGCGCACGGCAGAAGAACGCCCGGTAGAGTTACACGCACTGGTGGCACTGCAACGCAGCGGGGCAGGCTATATCGGGACGGTGCCTATCGAGACTCACCCGGTAGACTTGATGAATACCATAGCCGTCTTTGCAACGCGCCAGTATTGCCGAGCCGTAGCGTTCAAGCTGGCGAGTGTGGCCACAGACGTCGATATGATGGCCGGGTGTGATTGGCTGTTCGGCCATCCGACACAGCACGGCAACAGCCACCGTGAACGAGAGTTCCGTAAGTATCTCAACCTCGACCCGCAGGACGTTGTGATGCAGGGCGGCTACCTTACGGACGCTTACGAGTTTGGTAGCGACCCGGTGTCATGGGTCCATAAGCAGATTGAAAAGCAGCGCAGCATGGAGGACGTATGAGTAAACATACCGTTGAACCGGGGCGCATCTACCGCGCCCCGTACCATCCGAGCAGGCCGCAAGTATGGCGCTATACGATCCGTATCGATGGCGACCTAAGCCACAGCGCCAGCGGCTACGCCACGGCACGAGAGGCGCGCGACATGCAAGCCATAGCAGTCCACGGGTTGATTGAAGCGTTGCGCGTGGCGGCGCTGGCAGCGGCTAACGAAGCCGCATGGGTGCAGCGTGAGGCAAACGATCGGGCGATGTTTGACTTGTCATGCGAGGGATACTAACGATGAAAGTATTAGACATTCGCCCTGGCACTGTGAGCAACGATGGGGCCGAGCGCTGGACGTATAGCATTGAGTATGTACGTTCAAGCGGCTCACACTTTAGTCAAGCCGGTGTTGCATTCTGTAGCGCCGCCGCAGCCAAGCCATGCGCGAGGAAGTTAACTATCTGCGTATGCGTCATGGGTTAAAGTTTATTAACTTAGGCATTCACGCCTAATCACCGGAGATAATGTTATGCGCGCTATTCTGATTAACCCAGCCGATAAGACCATTACCGAAGTGGATTATAACGGCGACTTCCGAACCATCAGTAAGTTAATCCATGCAGACTCAGGGCTATTCGATATTGTCTGTGTGGGTGAGACGGACGGCGTGACCCATGACCTGTATGTGGATGATGAAGGTTTGTTTGTGCCGCCCGAATTGCAGCATTACTTTCAGTGGCGGCACGACTTGAACGACCGGGACACATGGCAGGTGCTAGCCGGTTCGGCGCTGCTACTCGACTGTGATCCTGACACCGGCAACAGTCAGGCCAGCACACTTACGATTGAGCATGTAGCCAAGCACGTACAGTTCAAACCGAACTAAGGATTGCAAACCGCTTGCACTGGTGTATAGGCTATGATACAAAGTCAGTGCAAGCGGGGCTATCACGCACAGCAAAACCCGCGACAAAAA